CGCCGTTAATAACAACAACAATAGCTTCCACCAACTCAGCGTAGTCATCAGCTAAGGAGTCTTCAGGGAACAGGTCAGCAACCTCTTCTTCGTTCTCCAACTGCTCTAAGTACTCACGAGGAACCAAACCGTAGTAAGTCAGTAAGCGAACCTTACCATCTTGAAAGGTAACTGATTCTTCGGTAGCTTCTAAGTCATCATCGGGAGCATCCAACCCTAAGTCAATCTTACGGTAGATACCCTTTTCCATGCCTTCAACGATCTTGTGTACCGATACGAACTTTTCAATGGCACAACCCATAGCATCATCCAAGGATGTAGCGTTAGGATCAACCAAGAAGTTCTTAGGATTCACAGGAACCAGCTTAACGGCAATACGGTCTTTCTCGACCACACCGATAGCTGCTTGACCTTCGACACCGGGAATAGCTTGAGTAGCAGGAGCATACTCTTTCTCGGTCTTGACAACAATCTCACCGATACCTGTACCGTAGATCTCAGCCATCAATTCGATCTGGTCGATAGCTTTCTTAATCTTATCCCGGTTGAAGTCTTCCATCAACTGAGCTTTGATCTGTTCCACATCCAGAGGAGTACCGTTCACATCACGGATGTCATCCTCAATGTCGAACCACTCACCTTGACCGAAGATAGCTTCCATGATCTCAGCGTGTCGAGTCTCAATCGCCTGCTGAGTGGCAGGGGAGATGATACGGCTACGCTCTGAGTCACGGGTACGGTCTTCAGCGGCCCACTGCCCACGGAAGATACGTTCGTATTCTTGCCACTCGGTCAGGTAGTTCTGGTCACGATAGTCGCGCCACTTGTCAGTGTGGGAGACAACCCAATCAGCCAGTTCCTTGTCCGACTCGGTGGGTTCGTCATACTGACTCTGTTCTAAGTTATTTTCCATGTGTTCTCACCATTTGACCTTATCAGCCCAATATGCAGCGGACATCTTACCCTTCTCGATGTTCTTGGCATGTCGTGCTTTAAAGCTCTCTCTACGTTTACGTTCAGCTTCTGTTTCATCCTCATCCTCAGGAGAGCCAGAAACACCTTGCTGACCAAAGCGAATAGTCTTTACTTTGTCACCTTCTTTGGCAACAACGACATGGCTCTTGGTAGGGTGGTTAGGAGTACGCTTAGGTTTGTTATAACCTTCAACGCCTGCATTCTCCAGTCGGGAGTCTTTCTTCTTTGTAGCCATCACTTAGCCTTTGTTTTCTTCTTAGGCTTCTTAGCTGTCTTTTCAGACTCTTCAAAGTCCTCTGCTGTGGGAGCACCCTTAGCTCCGGGTTTCTTCATCTTCTCGCCAGAGCCTTCAGCAATGCGTTTACGCTTGGCGTGAATGTTCGCGTATAAACCTTGTTTCATTTAGTACCCCGATATAGCGTCATAAACCTCATACTCATCGTCCTCATAGTCAGGAACGAAAGAGTTGAGGGCAAGTTGTTCAACATAAGCAAGAGCATCCACCAAGTCATCATGTACGCCTTTGGTAGGGAACATCAAGAGCTGGTCTTCAAAGTCACTCCACTCACCATCCTCGTTAAGGATAACCTTACCGTGCTCCATCCGTCCTTGTAAGGCCCAGATGATACGGTCTGTCTTCTTCTTATTCCCGTGAGTAAGTGTCTGGATATGAGCAAAGGTGTTGTACTGCCTCATCATGTCCTGTAGGATGGTCAAGGCAGCATTCTTAGCTGTTCCTCTCTCGATCCCTACGGCCAGAGGCTGAAACTCCTTGATGTTCTTTAAGATACGCATACAGGTATCTTTAATGTCCCATCGTCCATGCTCAATCTTGTTTACCCACCAAGTACCATCATCGGTGACTTTAACGACAGCAATGGCCGATTCGTCTAGTCTCTTCTTATTCTGCGTACCGTCTGATATGTCTTCAAATCCTGCCAAGTCAATGGCAATGATGTAGGAACCATCACGGGGTTCTTCCCCCTTCTTGATCCAGTGTTCCTTGAAGATGTCAGATCCTGATGTATCGAAGCTAGACAGGTATTCCTGCTTGAAAGCAAAGCTACTGAGTGTACGCTTGGCTGCTTCAATTTCCTTGGGATCTATTGTTTCGTTATCTTGGGTGGTGTAGTGCCATGACTTCCACTCTTCGTCATCACCTTCTTTACCAAGCTTGAAAGCATCGTAAAACCAGTTACGACCAGACGGAGTAGAGATAAATAAAGCTCTACCTTTCTTGTCCGACAAAGCAGCACGGATAACCTTCTCCCAAATCTCCTGCTTAATAAACGCACATTCGTCCAGTACCACGTACACAAGGGACACACCACGAAGACTATCAGGATTATCAGCACCTCGAACGAGGATCTTTCTACCGTTGACAAGGGTAATCTCCAAGTTGTTAATGTGGGAGGACTTGATCACTGGACGACCTAAGTCATGCAGCAAGTCCCAGATAATTGTTCTGGCCTGTCCGAGGGTAGGAGCAATGTACATCACTGCTGACCCTTCAGGGCAGTTTAAAGCCTCGATAAGCAGCGTTACAGCAGACAGACGGGACTTACCACAACGGCGACCAGCAGCTACCACTTTGAAGCGGTGATGATCATTGAATACTGTTGTCTGCCACTTTAGCAATTCAAAATTTAATTCAGCCATTGTGTTTCCTTATGTAATCCGCTGCCTTCAAAAGCAGTTCTGGACTTTCTAGGAACTTACCTAAGCCACCGTTACAGTTACCGCAGAGCAAGTCTCTAATTTTTCCTGTTGTGTGGTTATGATCTACAGCCAGTCGTTTACCGGACTTACATAGACCACCACAGATAGCGCAGACTCCGTTTTGAGCTTGCAGCTTTAAGTCGTACTCTTCTAAAGACATCCCAAACATACGTTTAAGGTTATTCTGTCTTTCTTTCATCCGAGTGCCTGCAAAGTCTTGCTCTAGGTTTCTCTTTTTTGCTTCTTTTTGGTCAATGGATTCGCAAGCTTTACATCTAAACCTTTTTCCGTCTTTGTGACGGATATGGTTACTGAACTGATCTAAAGGCTTTACTTCGCCACATTTCGTACATTTCTTCATTTTGATTCCTCTTGAAAAGGTAACAGGTGTCCAGACACACGCACCTGTAAACGTGTTTCAAGCCGATCACTCGGTGTCTTTAATATCTATGTCCATGACATCATCTAAGGTTTCAATCTTAGGAGAACCCAACGAACTGATGTTGATGCTGATCTGAGGTGTACCGTTACCCTGCTTTGTAGCTTCAAAGGACGACACAGGGACAATCCTATCGACAATCAGCTTCCATGCTGCTGCTTGGTTCTTATGTTCATCGTTCAGAGCTGCATCGTATATAGCCTCTAAGACTTTGGCTGACTTAGGTGAGTTAAGCATACGGAGCTTATACTCATTGATGATTGCAGCCTCACCTTTGGGACGACCTACTGATCTACTTTCTTTTATTTCTTTTAGCTCTGACTTCTTTGGTCTTCCCGCTTTACGCTTACTCGGTTCTTCTTGATCCATTTGTCTTTATCCTTTCTTAGGGAGACAACTAACTGTAAGTAGACAAAACATCTACACACTTAAAGTACTTTAAAGGAACGTATAAGTTAAGAACTTACTAAGTTATTGTTATAAGTACTTATTGTAAGTATTTCTTATAGTATTTAACTTATACATTCGTTGTATCAACTGTCCAGATTCCTCTTTAGTCTTGTACGTCCAACCAAGCGTACTAGAACTATCATAACCTTATATGTATATTATACCATACAAAGTTCAATCTGTCAAGCTTTTTCTTCATTTTGTTACAAATATTTACATCTTTTACACTTTCTTGTCTGTCCAGTAAGTTTCAAGTCAGATAAGTGCCTATCTTTTAAGCACTGTTCTGTCCTTCGCTAGCTTTGCTAGCTGCCAATTAAGTCCAGACACAGCGGATTGTCTAGTCTGTCTAGTTTTCTTTACCGATCAACTACTTAGCGCTTTAAGTGGTGTGGTCTAATCTGTCCCTAATTAATTCACTTTTTAGCTTTTTGTGAGCGTTAGAGGCTCCTACAAAGATAAACTCATAAGCCACACCCCTCCCCCCATACTAAGTAGTCACAAAAGATACT